CTTTCGATCGAAGTCCGCATTGTCCTGCTCGTAGGCCGATTTCAGTGCCACCTTGCGGATGCGTTCTACGATCTCTTCTACTTTAGGCACATGGTGATAATAGGCCAACTGGTTAAGATCATACAGACTGTTGTGTAATATCTTGAACTCGTCTGCGGTGAGAGTGACATCGCAATTCATTTCATCTGCTCCTTCATCTTGTTCATCATTTCTGTCATCATCCTCATGCTCTGCTCCATCTGTGCCTTGGCATGTCGGGCATCGTTGGCCGGCAAGCAGGTGGCTGAAAACTGTTCGGTTTTCTGGATGTATGCTTGCTCGCGGATACAGTCCATGCGATTGTCAAACTGTGCCAAGGGCGTGATCACGCCCAGATTGGTTATCAATACCAGTTGATATATCATTGCTGTGGCTCCAAGGCCTGCAGGCGCAGATACTCTTGATTGAGTTCAGCGATACGTCGTTCATTCTTTGCGTTAGCCTCCAGATCCAGTTCACTGCGGATCTCGCAGAGATGGATCAGTTCTTCTATGACATCATTCATGGTCTTATCCATTGACTGCTTCTCCTTTGACAAACATTGTGACTTCGTCTTCTACTGAGTCCAGGTGATAGTTGTCTTCTGCCCAGTCTACCCACTCTCCCTGTTCGACTTCAACCTTGGGATGGCCGTCAGATACCATGTCCAGTGCATCGTGCTCGTTGGGAGCAGTCACGGTGAAAATCTCTTCTACGATGCTCCGACGGACGAAAGTGTAGCGTGGCATTTTAACTGTTCACTGTGCGATAAGGGCCGAGATCTTCGAACACACCACGGCGTGCCAGTTCTAATTCCAGAAGGTCTCGCATGACGATGTCTCTCACTCCCAGGCTCTTTAGATCTTGATAAAGATCGTATCTTTGCCGTAAGACCTCGGTCTTGCTTTTAACGATGTCTGCTTTGAGTGCATCTAAGGTCATGTTTGCTCCTTAGTCTAATCTCGAACCAGCGTAGGCACGGAAGCCATGTTTTTCAAAAACCTGGGCGGCCGCATAGGCACCGGCTTCTTTGGTGTCAATGTTTTGACAATTATGTTCGGATGGATTCCAGATCGAGAAACACTTTTTGTAGTCGCTACGTTTGACACCAGCGGCAGTGAGCATCTTGCCAAGTTTGGTATTACCCTTGACTCCGTAGATGTCGACCCAGGCGAAGCCACAGGCATATCGATCTTGTCCACCAAGTTTGTCTTTGAAAAACGCTTCAGCCGCGATATAAGCCGCTGTCTTGGCTTCAGATACGATGTCATTGATCTGTTGTTGGGTATATTCCATATCAAGCTCCTTTTTATTCACTATACACACATTATAACCGAAATGACGGTTTCTGGTCAACCGGGGTAGAATAGCGTGGTTAGTGGGCACTTACCATGTTAAAAATGCTCTGTTGTAAAAGAGCCACATCTTCGCTTGGCACATAGAAATCAGTGCGTGGATCCCAATACTCCCCGGCGCGAGGGTCATAGTACAAGACCTGACCATTGGGATAGTGGAACGGACCTTCCAGTCCGGATCTTGGACCATAGTCCTGGTTGTGCTTGAAAACGTGATAGGCCATGTTATTGTACCTCCTCGGCACCGATGCGGCAAGCGGCAAAGAATCTCTGCTGGTCGAATCTGCTGTTGGCTTCTTGGCAGGCTGATGCTACTGCTACGGCCGCTTGTAAACGGCAATGCGGGTCCATTATGGACTCGATGTATTTGGCGAGCAGTTCAAAGTGTTTCTTAGACATGCTGTGGCTCCAGTTGTTTACTATAACCCTTATTATACAGAAATGGTATTTTCCGGTCAACCTGGAGGTTAGTGCTCACTTACCAAAGAAAAACCCTGCGCAGGGCAGGGTTTTTCAAGGTACTACCTGTGAAACTTTTTAGAACGTGTGACGGATACCAGCAGTGATGCCCACGTTGGTTGACTTGGTTGTTGCTACCAGGTCATTTGAGGCTTTGGCATGATCGATGATACCATAGAGATTGGTACGCTTGCTGAGGTTGTACTCATTGAACAGTACCGTGGTCTTGAGATCACCTTTGGAACCCAACCCGTTTTTGTACTCGCCGTCATAGTAAGCCAATGTAGTGGCGAACTTGGAAGATAGTTCATAGCGCACACCCACGCTGGCGATCTTGGCTTCGGTAGAAGGGCCGGCTGTGGTAGCCAGACCCAAGATCGGCGTGGTAGCAGTGGCCGTGGTGGTCAAGTGTGAAGCCACGTATCCAGCATCGCTATCAACTGTGTGATAACCAGCGGTCAGCGTGGCAGCACCAAACTTGACATTGCCACCGTAGGTGGCGCTGGTAGCTTTTTTACCTGTGGCATCTTTGGCTACAAACTGCGCGGCACCCAACACAGCCGGACCTGCGTCAACTGTAGCACCAAAGGTAGTGGCTGTGCTGGCCGACTCACTACCGGCCACACCACCTGGGCTGTAACCTGCGATCACGCCTACTGGACCAAATTTGTTAACATATTTCAACATGCCGTCGGCACGGCTGTTTTTGAGACCGTTGGTGTTGCCATACGCATAGATCGACTGATTGATGCGAGCCGAACTCACACCATAGGTCGCATTGGATACGACCACTGGAGCTGCAACGCCGTCCATGGCCGCACGCAAAGGATCTGTGATACCACGTGCCGCGATGTCAAGAGTGGCACCGGTGTTGCGGCCCAACTGCAATTCACCAGCGGTTTTGCTTCCCAGAGCTACATAGGCGAAACGATCAAACAAGATCGAACCCGTGCTACCGTTTTGGCTTGATGCACCAGTGGCTGTGTTGATTCCGCCTTCTAACACAAATCGAGTTGATAGTCCATTGCCCAGATCCTCAGTGCCGCGGAAGCCCAAACGGCTGGTAGACTGGACACCGCTGTACATATCAGTGCGGTTGCCACCGGCAGCATTGGCTGACGAATCCTGTCGTACTGCATTGTCAAACACACCATAGATGCTAATTGATTGTGCGTTAACGGTTGAGACCATCGCGGCCAAGGCCGCAGCTATTGCTAATTTTTTCATTGATTTTCCTTTTCGAAAAGAATGTGGCATGAAACGCCACGAATTACTTAGCATGTGCAGATGCCATAGAAAAATATCTATATGACTATATTGGCCCGGGCTTCTGAGACCGAATACTGAGCACTGCTGATATTGTTGTCAACCGTGGTATTCTCATTGACGTCTACCAGTTGTGTGTCCAGATTGATACCCACGGCATTAAGTACCGCTATATTCCTTCCCTCTCTCATGCTGGCTATCACGGCCTGACCAGTGATCGTGGCCATGTTGGCAGTTTGTTCAAAAAACTGTGCTTTGCCACCTGTGGTGATATCGGTGCCAAATTCGTGCAATCTCGATGCCAGGCCCAGGCTGGCGCTGGTTTGATTTGCTATGATGTTGGCGTTGCTGAAATTGCCTACAACAATGTTGGCTATGTCAATACCAGCCGAGATTAGATTGTTCTGATTGTATTCTACTTGAAAAGCGATGTTTCCAAAGGACTGATTACTCACAGCAGTTTCTGAAGGATATGCAGTGGCGATGTTGTTGATCCGGGTGTTGGCGTTGCTGATAAGGCTGATGAAGGCAGAGTTGATTACGTTGCCGTACGATGTATCGGGGCCGTAGGTACCTTGGGCCGGAAGTGGCGCAGGAATGGTGATGAAATACTCGTCTCCGGCAGGTGGTATACCAGGCGTCACAGTGGTATATGCTCCAGCCAAGGTATAGGACATAACAGTGTACACTCCATTCACTGCCGATGAAGGTGTGCCCCCGTTTCCGGTCAACGGATTCAAAGCGCCAATTGATGCCAAGCTGATCAGTGCGTTAGATGTTTCGGGCAAATCCACGTTGGTGGTATTTCCCGATGCCACGCCTAATAGATCATTGACTGTGAGAGAGTTGCCTGGGCCTGTGCCAGTGGCAAAGGTGTTGCCCCAATAGGTTGAAATAGCATCAGGCAAGGGCTGTGTCAAAGCATTGATCAGCGGTAGGTCTTTGTTGCTTTCTAATGCCTCGACAGCCCGTGACAGTGTTGGTAGATCAGTATCGAAAATCTTTTTGACCTGGCGAAGGCTGCGACTCAGTGCTTGGTTGGCCAAGGCCTGATCCGGAGGAATGATTTTTTTAAGATTGTTATAAGTGGTCATATGAACTTTTGTGTGCCTTTCCTTACCGTGGTGTTAACCAAGGAGCCTAACTCCGGCAGACCAGATCTCGCCTGTCCTATGAGATCATTGGTGATGGGCAAGGTGTTAAGAGACCGAGTGAAATATTTTTCTAAGTTAGTGTTGACTGCTCCCCCAGTGGTGGCATAGATTCCTCGTAGTCCGTCGGGTGTGGGCATGGTCAGCGTGGCAAAGCTATTGGGTAGTATCTTGGTTGGATTCAGCAGATCAGCCATGCTGTTGATGCCAGGGGTGGTCACACCCAACAGGCCTGTGACCTGTTGCAGATCCCTACCAGTGATCTTGGTCATGCCGTCATAGAGCAGTGCATTTGCGTTGTCGGCCAAGCCTGCAAAATTTCCGCTGATCAAACTTCCGAGGTTGCCAGAACTAAGTCCTGATTCTCTCAGCACATTTTCCACCGATGGTATGAGACCGCCTACATCTGTGAGTTGTTTGACCAGGGCCGCTGGATTGCCCAGATTCTCAAGATTTTTCATGTCAATGAGATTGCCGAGATTCGACAGGTCTCCACCAAAGGCTCCAAAAGCCTGTGAGACCTGGCTGAAACTGCCGGTAATGAGATTGTCCATCCCCCCGGTCAATGGACCAAAGGTCTTGGCAATGTCTCCGATGTTGGCACCGCTGTTGATAAATTGATTGGCCTGGCTCAGGAAACCGTCGGCACCATTGAAAATCTGAGCAAACTTGGTGATGTCTCCGGCGCCCATGAGATTGGTAGCCATGCTACCGACCAGGCCGGTAAATCCGCCATCAAACACTCCGCCTGGTGCAATACTCCCAAGGGCACTGGCAAAATCTCCAGGGATGGCATTGGTTAAAGCAGGAAAGATATCGGCACCCAGAGTCCTGAGACTGTCTAAGGTACCACCCGACAGCACTCCTGTAGCACTGCTAACAATGTCGCTGAACTGTGAAGTAATGCCCAGACCATTGAAGCTGCCCAAGGCGCCGGTCAGGGCTGATGATACACCGAGGCTGCTACCGATACCCGACAATGCGCTGGCACCCGGGATCATGCCCGCACCAGCTATCATCATTACCGAACTGAGTGGACCACCGCAACTCATGCTAACCTATGATCACATTGTTACTGCCAGTGGCTACCCGTGTGCAAGCGGCCAATCCGTCGCCTACCCTGGCTGCCGCACGACCATTGATGTTTACCGTGGCGCTGCCACCTATGATGGGGGCAGTATGGCCGCCGCATCTTTTACCAGCGGGTCTGAGATGCGGCGAAGAAAAATCACCGCGCCGAGCTGCTCCTCGACCGTTGATCACTACATTGTTGCTTGCCGATGCAATGACATAACCACTGCAATGTGGTACTCCGGCATCACCTCTTCTGGCCGCTGCGGGCATGTTCTATCTCCATCAATCTGTCAAACTTGGGCAACCACGAATCTATTTCGTGATGCTGTTCTTCTGTATGGGGCTCCGGAGGAATTTCGGGGCAGAACTCTATGACATGATCGAACACCTCAGGTATGTCTTCATACTTGGTGTACTCATGTATCTGGCCCGAGATCATGATCACGAACCTGTGCGGCATGCTAACCAGTGATGATCTGTTTGCGCACAGGCGCTATGCCCGTGGTGGCTTGGATCCAACTGTCGCGCACGTCATCGCGAGTTTCTGCGATCATGGCCCAACTTGAATTATTTAGCCTCACAGTTTTGTCCTGATTTGAGCTAAACAGCGCAGGCATCATTTGCAACCCTTGCGGGCTGAGCACTGTGCTTATGGGGTGATCTATGATCATGTGATCAGGATTGATCTCGATGATTTTGGCCACGAGTTCCTCGCCTGTGATCAGTTTGAAGGTGTATACGGTGTTGGTTTCTATCTTTTGGGTCATAGTGTTTGGTCGCTAAGTGAGTGGCGCAGATCGATTTCATTGAGTATTTCTTCCGCGCTCATCTTACTTAAACCGGTCCAACCACCCTCGACGAATATTTTACCATCCATGAAGATCTGCGGCACTGTGCGCAGACCTTTTTGGGTGATGAATTCTCTGGCTTCGGCATCCTGTTCGATGTTGATTTCAACGAACTTGATATTTTTGCTTTTGAGGAAGTTCTTGGCCTGCACACAGTAAGGGCAAACAGTTTTAGAATATATGGTCAGCATTATAGAGAAAGTCCAGCCAGGGTCGATGAGTCTACATCTTGTTTGGTTCCACCTACTACATAGGAACTGATTTCTGTTTCCTGTGGCGCTACCTGCACTTCGGCGCCGGCAATCCATTTGGCTGTCCAGGGCAAGGGATTACTACCGCCACGATAACGTGTGGGCAGGCCAACCGCGGTCATGCGCTTGTGTGCTATCCATTCTACGTAGTCATTGAGCAACTGTTCATTGAGTCCGATCATGCTGCCATTCTTGAACAGATAATGGCTCCAGGTCTTTTCTTGAGCCACAGCATCGTCAAACATGGCTGTCATCTCTGCTTCGGTCTCTTGGCGGATGCGCACATAATCAGGATCATCCTGCGGCAACAGTTTCAATAGTTGTTGGGTGCTGGCCAAGTGGACGTTTTCGTCTCGGGCGATAAACTTAATGATCTTAGCGTTACCCTCCATCTTCTTGAGCTCTGCGAACGCCCAGGAGCACGCGAAAGACACATAGAACCTGATGCCCTCGAGAACATTGACCGAGGCCAAGGCCAACCACAGTTTTTTCTTGAGTTCGTACTCGGTGATCTCGAATCGTGTTCCGTTGCACTCATGTTGGCCTGCTCCTAACAGTTGATACCACGAACTATAACGTATGAGATCGTCGTAGTATTTGCTGATGTCGCGGCCACAGGTCACGATTTCATCGATTTCCAACATGTGATCGAACACTTCGCTGGGATCCGAATACACGTTGCGGATGATGTGTGTGTAACTGCGGCTGTGTATGGTTTCGCTGAACGCCCAGGTCTCAATCCACGTTTCCAACTCAGGCAGTGTGACCAAGGGCAGAAAAGCCAGATTGGGGCTGCGGCCTTGTACACTATCCAACAGGATCTGGCGCTTGAGATTGGCTGTAAAAATGTGCTGTTCCCATGTGGTCAGGTCTTTGAAGTCCTTGGCATCACGTAGCACATCTACTTCTTCAGGGCGCCAGAAAAAACCCAACTGTTTGTCTGTGAGTTTGTCAAACTGGCGATATTTCAATGTATCATATCTCTGCATACCCAGCGGGCCGGCAGGATCAATGAAGGCCAAGGCCTGGGTATGATCTTTGTTGCGTAAATTCAGTACAGTCATCTGGGTCTCTATATTTTGCAGCTTTCACAGTCATCGTCGGCCAATGATGTATCCACTGATTCTATCAGGATTGATTTGTTCTGCAGCCTATCGATGTCGATCTCTCCTGATCCATCGTAGGTGTTGAAATAATACAATTGTTTGCCTCCATACTTGTAAAACATGATCATGTGTTTGAGCATGTCACTCATGGGTATCTTTTCATCTTCATAGTGCTGAGGATTATAGGAAGTGTTGACACTGATACCTTGGTCTATGTATTTTTGCAGGACTGCCATGATTTTCAAATAGCCTTCGGGCGAACGCTGGTCCCACAGTAGCTCATATTTGTTCTTGAGCCTGCGGAATTCGGGTACAACCTGTTTTAGCACACCATCTTTGCTCTGCTTGATTGAAACATAACTGCGTGGTGGTTCCACACCATTGGTGGCGTTGGAAATCTGGGCCGATGTTTCGGCTGGCATCAGGGCCATAAGTGTGCTATTGCGTATACCGTGCTGGCGCAGTTGCTGACGTAGAGACTCCCAATCCATTAGGTCTTGATGTGGTACCAGTTCGTCGACTTCGCGCTTGTAGGTATCCACTGGCAGTTCCCCGGTATGATAACGGGTCTGGTCGCTCAACGGGCAAGAACCAAATTCTTTGGCAAGATCCGCACTGGCCTTGATCAGATAATAGGACCAATGCTGTGCCCAACGATCGACCAGTGACAATGCTTGAGGATCAGAATAGGAAAGATCATTCTTGGCCAACCAATAGGCCAGGTTGATGATGCCCACGCCCAAGGGTCGTCGATTCTCTGTGGCGATCTGTGCGGCCAAGATGGGGTAGTTTTGGTAACTCAATAGCGCATCCAGACCACGCACAGCCAAGGTACAGGCACGTTCCATGTCCTCAGGGTCACGGAACACTCCCCAGTTGATGGCGCTCAGAGTACACAGTGCAATCTCTCCATTAGGATCATTGATGTCTGTGAGCGGACGAGTGGGTAGATTTATTTCACAGCAGAGATTGCTTTGCCGTATGGGTGCCACCTCAGGGCGGAAGGCACCATGATTATTGGCATGATCCACGTTCATGAGATAGATGCGGCCAGTATCTTTGCGCTCCTGCATGAAACGACTGAACAGTTCCACTGCCTTGATGGTCTTTTTACGTAGTTTGGTGTTGCGCTCGGCACGCTCATACAATTCACGGAAACGATCCACATCTTGATAGAATGCATCGCGCATCTCTGGCACATCGTGCGGAGAGAACAGGGTGATGTCACCGTTGTTGAGCAGACGCTCATACATGACTTTGTTGAACTGTACACCATAGTCCATATGGCGCACACGGTTGTCGTCAGTGCCTTTGTTGTTTTTCAGCACCAAGAGATCTTCTACTTCAAGGTGCCAGATAGGATAATAAAGAGTGGCGGCACCATTGCGTACACCGCCTTGGCTACACGAGCGGGTGGCCGCCTGGAAAAGTTTGTAAAATGGTATGACACCGGTGTGATAAGCATCGCCGTTGCGGATGGGACTGCCAAGAGCACGTATCCGGCCTGCGCCTATTCCTATGCCTGCCTTTTGGCTCACGTATTTTACTATGCTACTTGCTGTGGCATTGATTGAGTCAAGACTATCGTCAGTTTCGATCAGCACACATGAACTGAACTGTCTCATGGGTGTACGCACGCCGGCCATGACCGGGGTGGGCAGTGATATTTGGTGTGTAGATATGGCATCATAATAATCCTTGACCCACATCATGCGGCTTTCTCGGGGATAACGGCTGAATAAAGTGGCAGCGATCAGTGCATAGGCAATCTGCGGTGTTTCATAGATATCTTTGGTCACGCGATTCTGTACCAGGTACTTGCCACGGAACTGCTCCATGGCCGCATAGGTCAGTTCTTCGTCGCGCTCGTGTTTGACGAATGAGTTGATCTTGTCCCATTCTTCTATACTATAACTTTCCAGCAATTCCTGATCATAAAAACCAGCCTGAACGTTCTTGGTAACCAATTCGTGAATATGGCAAGGCTGGAACTGTTCATAGACCTGTTTGCGTATGTGATAGCAGATCAAGCGACCAGCCACGTACTGATAGTTGGGGGTATCTTCGCTGATGAGATCTGCCGCGGATTTGATCAAGGTCTCTTGGATGTCCGTGGTCTTGATTCCGTTGTAAAATTGTATATGGCTTTTGATTTCTACTTCGCTGGCCGAAACGCCAGTGATACCTTGTGTGGCCCAGAATACTACTTTGTGTAATTTTTCTAAATCTAATGACTCTCGCTGACCGTTTCTTTTTTGTACTTGTATTTGCATTGTTTTAACCTATTAAACTGGATAATTTATCACGATCCAGCGTTCTCGTGATAGTTGGAATATTTGATGAGATATTTAAGACCTGGCCCGTGTTCCAATTCAATATATATTTTCCTTTGTTGACCAGGACTAAATTGCCTGCAAAACACTGTGCCAACTCAAGATCCGTTACGTCAGATCTATCCAACAATTCAATAGTATACAATATACCCAGGGCTCTTGCAACATCACAGAACACATTGTCAGCCAAAAGGCTCCAGGGGTCTGGCCAGGATTGATGATCATCCCAGTGCAGATAGTAAGGACGCCATGGGGTTTGGCTCCACCATTGATTGATTTCTAACAATGCGGATTCAAGGTCAAGGCCTTGGCATCGTCGGCGCAGATCCGACCAATCTCTTAGTCTATTTTGGAAATCGGGTGACCACATCAAGCGAGATGGCTTATTGAGTAGGTCAGGGTTCCCCCGGTGCTGTCACCGGTGTTGGTAGTGGTATACTTGATCAAAATGTTAGCACCACTCTGTTCAGCGTACAAAGTCACACCGGTATCGATGTTTTCGTTATAGTCGTCTGAATAACTCAAGGTACCTACACTGTCGTCAAAACTGTAGGCTACCACTGTGAACACACCATGCCGTAGCAGGCTGCCACGTTCTATGCTGTAGTTCATGCTGAAACTCTTGCTCTGTGTAAGATTCCAGGTGAACACAGTGGCCGGACTGGATTGATTGTCATCCATGACAAAGGTACGACCATTGTTACGGGCATATCTGCCTACCTGTAGCTGAGTGCCGGTAGTGACTTCGCCACCTATGATCTCCACACGTGGGAATGAGTTGCTGTCAGTGTCGTCACGCTCAAACAGATCACTGATGCTGACATTGTCGTCATTGCCAAACAGGATTACCGGTGTGGCCGGATTGCCCGCGCCTTGGAATTCGTTGCCCACGTTATAGAACGCATTATAGGCAGATGCGCACAGAGATACGTCATCAAAAATGATGCCTTCGCCATACACCGTATCAAACATGTTCTGTACTACACGCACGCCGGTTGGCCCACCGTTGACCACAGCACCATCGCCCATGACCACACCCTGATACAGCGTGGCGAATTTGCCGTTGCTTATGGTCACGCTTTGTATTTGCTCATCAGTGTTGAGACCATAAGTTAGTCCAGCAAAACGACACTTGTCAAAGGTGATCTGATTGCAGATCTCCGTAGTAGTGCTGTTGAATCTCACACCAGCGACGTTGTCCGTGGCACCATTGGCCGTGATCACGGCAGTAGTCAGGGGACCAAGGAAGTTTACGCTGTCAAAATAACACTGGGTAGCGTCCTCAATCAAGAACACATCAGTGACCGGCCCGGTCTGGAAGGTCATGGAAGAAATTTCAATGTTGCGTGGGGGCGTGCCACCGTTGTTGCCTATATTGGGTCCAGTCTGTGGCAGGCCGTCGGGTCCAATCACATTGTCGCCAAATCTGGCCACGTATTCTGTCAGCGTGGAAATGTCCACTGCCTCGTCAAGATAGATGATGGAACAGTCGGCGCCCTCACCTACCAACTTGGCATAGGTAGGAATCACTATGCTCTGTGTTACACGATAGGTGCCCGCTGGAAAATACAAGGTACGTCTGACCTGGGTGTTGGTATCTCGGCAATAGAGCTGTGTCAACGCACGTTGTACCGCGGATGTATCATCTGCTACACCATCGCCCACTGCACCAAAATCTCTCACGTCGGCAAAATCATCCAGTTTTTCCTGCACTGTACGGATCACAGGATCTGATGCATCAGGACCGGTCTGGGCCGCATAGCCCACTGCCAAATCTTTATAAGTGTAAGGGCTCAGGGCCAGGAGATCGCTGAATTCTGTCAGGATCTCTGTGTTGCCGATCACAGGGGCACCTTCTTGCAAGGTTCCGTTGCCAATGAACAGCCTGCGCTGGTCCACGCACCAGCCGAATTCTGCACCGGCTAACTGCGGTAGATTTTCGTAGAGCCCTTTGCGGTTGGTAATACGCGATACTTGTACAATTGCCATGGTTGGATCCGTTAAGTTCGTGTATTTAGCGGAACCATCTGCACGCTCAGGGTCACTCTAAGCACATTATCTACCTCAGGACCCAGTCCTTGATGGTACTGTGTGCTGTCATAATCCAGCATCAAGCCCGGTTCGGGCAACACCCTGCAGATTTCTTGGTCTCCTTGGAAAAACACAGTGTGACCGCACCAGATCTCTTGCCACACAGGATTAAGATAGGCCAGCAGAGTGCGGGCTCCAGGCCGGATGCTGTCTCTGTGCCGTGCGCTGTGCATGCCCCGGGTCTGTCCGTTGATTACCACACGGTTCGCTCGCAAGTCGCTATGGTTCTGTATCATGTGCTGAACCAGGCACTTGATCGGGTCCGGCACGTTCGGCAGCCAGATGGATGCAAGATTTCCAGCGGTGTTGGTCAGCGTGGTAACTGGCCAATTCCAGTGCCAGTGATGATCACCGTGCATGGCAATGTAGCGCCAGCCAGGCTTCTGATCTATCACTTGCCAGGCAGCGAGGTGCAACTCGGGGTCAAGACGACAGGTAGTATAACTCAAGTCGTTTCCACCATTCTTGCTCCCAATGATCAAATTCATCAGGACGGAGCATGAATTCTTGATATTCCGGAGGCTTGACGATGTTGAACTGCGCATCCACTTCGGGTTTGACACACATCAAGATCACACCTTTGCGTATTTTTGTTCCATGCACTTCGTTATGCGCCAGGGCATAGGCCACCAGCTGTAGTTTGTAATCGTCGATCCACTCTTCGCGTTTGGGTTTGTTGGTCTGCTTGTAGTCCAAGATGGATTCTTCACCCAGGTGTATGCCACAGCCATCTGTGGTTCCAGCATACAGGCCAGGAAAATACAAAGGCACTTCCACACCCCAGAATTCTTCAACATTTTTAAGTCCTTGATCGATCACGGTCATGGCCATGGCATGGCTGGCCCAGGCATAGGGATTGGTACCAGCTGGCTTTATCTCGCCGGTCTTGACATAGTGCTCCAGGTAGGTGTGCATCCTGGTGCCGCGATTGGCTGCTTCTGTGGTAATGGCCTGGGCACGCTCGGTGCCCACACGTTTTTTCCACTCGTTCAAGGCTCTACGGCTTTCTTCGGGCTTGGTACGATCTAAGATCGTTGTAACACTGGGCAATCTTTGGCCATCAGGTGTGGCATAGAGTCGGCGACCATCTTCGGTTGCGCGATGCAACGGCTGGTAATCAAATCGGTGATTGATCAAATTCTAAAACTTTCTCCGCAACCACAACGGTCGCGTTCATTGGGGTTGATGAAATCAAATCCTTCGTTGAGTCCTTTCTTGACCCAGGCCATGGTCATGCCTTCGAGGTAAGGGCGATGTTTAGGATCTATGTACACACGTACACCGTTGACGTCATAGTGTGCCATACAGTGTTCCCTACCTTGCTCGGTATCTACATATTCCAAGGTGTAAGCCAATCCCGAACACCCTGTGGTGCGCACACCAATCTTTATGCCTATACCGCGACCACGACGTGCGATGTTGTCTTTGACCCGGCAGGCTGCTTCATCAGTCAGTGACAGCATGTTTTTTACGATAATCTTCTATGGCGGCTTTAATAGCATCTTCGGCCAAGATCGAACAGTGTATCTTGACCGGTGGAAGTGCTAACTCTTGGGCGATTTGAGTGTTTCGGATTGTTGCGGCTTGGTCGAGGGTTTTTCCTTTGACCCATTCGGTGACAAGGCTTGAGCTTGCGATCGCCGAGCCGCAGCCATACGTTTTAAAGCGAGCGTCTGTAATAATACCTGTATCATCATCTACCTTTATTTGCAATTTCATCACATCACCGCAGGCAGGAGCACCGACCATGCCGGTGCCCACTTGCGTGTCTGCCTTGTCAAATGATCCTACGTTGCGGGGATGCTCGTAGTGATCTAATACTTTTTCACTATAAGCCATGTTGGGTACCTCCTACTGTTGTACTTATATTAGATTGCCACTGACTGATATCCTGATGCCATCCGTTGTGGTAAAAGGATTTACCTGATGTACCAGTTTGCCAGGAAACATGATCATCTTGCCACGCCAGTCTTGATCTACTGGCAAGGTATAGGTACAGACCTTGCCCAAGATCGTGGTGTATTTGAATTCGAAACAACTGTGCCTCTGTCCGCGAGCATCTGGATACACCGCCAATTCTTCTTTGAGATCGTAGGGTATCTGCACCCAGATCACGAAACTGAGATCACCATCATGATCATGAGATGGATTGTATTCATGCCGCTTTTGGAAGTTGGCCCAAACGCTGTCTAACTCAAAGGGTTTTGGCCGTGTCACGGTGCTGGCCGAAGTATATTGAGCAGCCACTTGCTGAATGAATTCACGGAACTCGGGTGATGGATCAAAACTGTATTGATCTTGAATATGCCCCACGAGATGATCGTTCCAGGGTTTGTATTGATCAGGGTTGGCTTGGATGTCTGCGCACACCTTGTCAAGATAGGACAGAGCCACCGGAGGGATGTCGAACATTATGAAGCCAAGATTGGGCAGTTGGTGATGTTTTATTTCGATCTGCATGTGTCAAGTATAGACTATGCCAGGATCAAGGTCAATCTAAATGGCTCGTTTGGTTGCTCGTTTGGCCATGCTGTCCACGGTTTGGCGTGCTTGGTCAACGGACATTTCGGGAGGGGTCTGTTCTGCGCCCTGGAACACCACAGTGGCAGTGTCAGGATCATCGCCTTCGACATCGTTGATAAAAGCATTGAGTGGTGGTCGTTGGCTCATCTGCTTGAGCAAGCCGGGCGTAAGGCTGATCCTCTGGCCCTGTGCCAAATTGGCAAAGGTGCGATAGCTGATTATTTTTTTCTGACTATCAGTATCTTGAATGCGGCCAAGCAAAAACTGGCTGATGGCAGCCAGTTTCTCTTCATCGGGATTTGCAGCTACTTCTCGGATGATCATCTGCGTTCACGGCCCAGACTGGTCGCTGGTGTTTCTTCTTCGGGCTCTTCAGCGGGCAAGTTAGCATCCAAGGACAGATCAGCATCTACTTCTCCGCCTGCTGGCTCAGCGGCGGGCTGTGCTGGTGCCATGCTTTGATCTGCGCCGGGTACCTGCGGAGCCTGGCCTGTGAGCACACCTTGTGCTGATTCCAGTTCGGTCTTGCCTGCTTGCACAGCTGCCAGCAAGTTAGTCAGTGCCGCCGCTGCCTGGCTTTGGAACTGCGATGCTTGTTCCACGCCCATGTCATTTTTTATAGAATCTGTCAAAGCAGGGAGATCCTTGAACTGCATCTCAGAAATGTCCTCCATCATGCCCTGCACTCGATCGATCATGTCTTGGCTGGCCAACACTACCTGTGCTTGTTGTAGTTCGCTGGCTTCACGGAGACGGCGACTACGCTTTTTATTGTTCTCTGCCATCATGGTAGGATTGTTCATGGCACGCTGGAGTTCGGAGATCTCGCGCTGTTTTTCTTTGATCTGATCCTGGATTTCGCGCTTTTTCTGGGCCACTTGGGCTGTCTGCAAGGCAGCCTGTTTGGCCACATCGCCTATGCCAGCTGCAGATGCAGGTGCTTGTTCGATAACGTTTTTCAATGCCTGTTCTACCATGATCAAGCGCAGATAATCAGGATTGCGTTCAGCAAAATGACGGCTCACGCTGCCACGCCACTCGCGTAACAATCCTGTGGTACGATTCAACAATGCTTGTGCTTGTTCCGTGCTCAAACGATTGAAGTCCATGCGGTCGCCCATGTGGCTGCGCAGGGTTTTAGCGATATGGTCTGTTGGACGACGTGCGTCCAGATCTTGCAGTTTCATTGTTGAATCCTCGTATTTGTAGATATTTAGCCTGATTTACGCAAATTTCCAGCCGCTTGGACAGCGACTTCAAGCGGAGTTGGCGGGTATAAATTTTCATGTTCACTGCTTCTTTGTGATCGCGATCTCGTATTTTCTTTTGCAATGAAGATCTCACGAAAATGTCGCTCTGGGTCAAACGGCATTGTTGATCTAGCGCGATAATGTCAGTGCTCAAACGTGTCTGGTGATATTTGTCGGCAATGCACCAACTCAAAGCAGATTTCAGCGAAGTCATCACAGATATTTCAATGCCTCGTCGGCTCACATTCCAAAGTCCTTGTGTAGGCTGGATGCTGTATATTTCAAAAACGTTGTAACCCGGACCATCGGGCAAAATGGCATTTTTAGCCAATTGTTCAATGTCCATGGCCACCATGTCTTTCAGGCGGTCTAAGATCTGTTCGTTCATTTGATTACGTATATAGCCAAAAGGTAACCAAGTGTGCCTACCAGCACAGTGATGAATCCCATGCCCCAGGCTATGATCTGATCGGTGCGTTTTTCCGCCATGGCCTGTACCATGTCATGGACCTCTCGTATCACGTTGTTTAGATCCTGTATTTTTCCTTCCACAGTCTCCAGTTTGTTTTCCAAGAAACGATAGCGTTCTGCACACAATTCTACGTGTGCTTCCAGGCTCTTTTTTTCGATTTCGGTAGTTTCGGACATGGTATATTTATGGATCAACCACGGTAAAAAATACATTGCTCCCTGGGGCAAGGCATGGGGATGATCCAGCAGTTTCATCCAGGCCTACTATCATGGGAACATCCTGGCAATCTTCGGCCAACTGTCCCAGAGGACCTGCGATGTTGGCCACGCTGCCTGGTGTGGGCACGTCGAACTCAAATGACCAAGAATCCTGATCGCGCTGTGGGGTTGAAATGTTTTCCGGCAATGTTCGCAGACTGATGATCTGCATCAAGGTCTCCCAGTTCCGTTGTTGATTGCGGCTCCGAGTCCATTGCGCTTCATCGCGGATCATAGCACCGGCTTGGTCTAAGAAAGGAAACTTGGTGCGGTTCATGTTATGCCGCACACCAGTCTTGGTGATATCAAAAGTGGTACTGCATCTTACTCGCATGTCAGACCTCTCTGACTTTGCAGTTCAGTGCAATGACCAAGCGATCTTGTGTGCCACGATAAGTCAGTGCTGAATGTGGTACCCAGCTGGGGAATATCACCATCATGCCGGGTTCTGCGATGAAATCAGTGCTGGTGCTGTTCTGCATCCAGGCCGTGCCGGGATCTACATACATGCAATGATTAGGGTTGTAGAATCTATTGACCCCATTTTTATCCCCAGCCTTCATGTCGCCAATGTCAAGATAATAGATAGCAGACCACGAACTGTCTGGATGGGCATGTAAGTCATGGTAACCACCGTCTCGGGTGATATGGCACCAGGATTCGTGTATGTCAACATCCAAATTCAAACCCGTGGGCCAAAATGCTTGATTGGCATGCGTGATGGCTTGAGAAAAACACTGCCGAACCCAGGTAGCAAAGGCCTGAACCGCGGGCGAGTCATCCTGCACAAAATCAAATCCGCTTTCGTAGAGACCGCGTTTGGCCTGCGTTGCTATGCCGCTGACGTGTTTTTTGGCCTCTAATTCATAACAGAGTTTGGTGAGATCTTGGACCCAATGGTCATGATCAGACCATTGGAAATCGTAGAACATCACGGGCCACAATGCTATGGGTTGCATGGTGATATTTACGGCCAAACAAAAACCCCGGAGAAGTTCCGGGGTTTGTGTTCACATGCTAATGGATTAGTTTGTGAATGTTGCTGTTGCGGCTGTGGTCACTGCGTAACCAAGAGCTGCTGTCAATGCTACGTCAAGATCGCCACCGTTGGTAAAATCCCAAGCGCCAGTGGGGTAGATCGCCAAGCCCAGCGTGTCTGTGTTGCCACCAACTTCGGTGAACTCATAGATAGCCACTGTGGCTTTTTGCTGGATGGTTTCCATTGCTGTCAGGATGTCAGCGTTGGCAGGTGTAGCGATACCAGTGAATGTCACTGTACCGAAGTCCAGTTTAGGACCTTGTACGTTGACTGAAGCACCGGATGTAACAGCATTGATCGCTGTAAAGGTATAGGACGGTGTGTCCTGGTTCATTACTGGCTTAAAATCACCAGATGTGCGTGTTACTGTTGCCATGATATTTCTCCTAATGTTTGGCCTTTGGCGGGCCTACTTTTATTTACCAGATTGGATAAAAATGGTATCTGCTATGCTAATTCTGGATTGTTTTTAGCGAAGTTAGCTGCTGAAAATCGCATGCGATCCACGAACTTCATGCCCTGTCCGACATAGCCTTCATGCCCAGGCTCGTCGTTCACCGAGGCCTGCACGTCTTGTCCTTGGGCATCTAACTGACGTACCAGTTCGTTTTTGAGGCTGCTGATATCCAAGAATGCCTGGAACACAGCAGCCATGGCCTGTTTGTTTTCTGTGGCCCATTGGAATATGCGTGGGGCCTTGGCCGGAGCCTGGCGTTTGACCCACTCGCCAAACCCCTGGATGAGATTGTCATAGGATCCTGAACGCACGCGGCTGTTGATGTATTGTTTTATCAGCGCAGGCAGGTCTGTGATCTTGCGAGCCCGTAGTTCGGCCGGATTGAACAGTTGGTCTATGGCAGCACCGTAGCTCGAAATTATGCGTTGCACGTCTTTGATTGTGCGATCATTGAGACGTATCTGCCCGGTTTCTTTAAGGCTGGGATCCAGGATCAACAGTCCCGGCACGTCAGCCAACTGTGTGGCCTTGATGGGTGTGGCTGGAGCACCAGGAGCAGCCAACTGGGTATGAACCACTATGCCCACTTCACTGTTGCCAATTTTTTGCCCCAGGGCCGAATCTACTGGCACACGATATTTCACGGTGTTGGGTTGGAACTCATAGGCATCATTCTTTATCTCAGGCTGTGATGCATACAACAAATCACCTTGCACATAGCCACGGAAATCCTGTGGCACTGCACGACGCAACAAAGGAAACAATCTACGATACAGATCCACCAGTTCGCCGCGCTCACCGCCACGAGCGGCCATGATGCGCTCAATCTGTTCAGGACTGGTGGCCAAGCCATCATAGCCCTTGGCCAGGAAGCCGGATTTGTCTGTGAGAACGAATTCACCCGTGGGCTTGCGACCAAATATTATGGCTGGGCGACCATCCCACTTGACCGTGGTATCACCGGGCTGTTTGGCTGCAGACATGATGCCTTGTAACGCGGCCTTTAATCCCCGGCTGCCGCCGTCCAAGACCATGTCCTCAGGATGTTCTATGCGCACACCTTCAAATATGGCAATCATGCCTTGATTCACTATGCGGTCTCTCAAACGAGCCAAGAAATTGACTTCGCTTTCCTCCAAGGTTTCATCAAAGGGCAGACCTTCTCTTTGCATATGGGCCCGGAAATCTGCTATTTTTTCTTCGCGCTTGGGATCCATCTTGAGAGATTTTAGTATGCTTTCTACCGAATATAAATCCTTGGCAGAGGCTGTAGGGTTTAGCAACATCTTGGCCACAACATCAGGATCATCAGTCACTATTTCATTGTCGGATCTCTGTGCGATGCCGTCGTTTTGATTGAGTTTGTAGCCCAGGCTTTTGGCCATGGAGTTTATCATGATGTTGCGCAGGGCGCCTTTGTACTGGCTTTTGGGATCACTGCGCAGGATGAACTGGTTCCAGCGAGGCTTGTTGGCAAACATAAAATCGGTCTGCACGAAACCGTTGCTGGGATTGCCGCTGATAGCCGTGAAAAAATGCACCGCGCTGCCGGATTTACGGATGTATTTCCGGGGGTCAACTTTGTTTTTTGTGGCCCAGTCAGCCAGCCTACCTTCTAACTCGGCCTTGCTGATTTCATTGGCATCAATCTGCAGGTCAAGGTCGCCACTGCTTTCTTTGCGTCCTGTGCTACCTAACCAACGCGAGGGCAATTGGTCGATGGGATCTTTTTCCGTGCTGAAATCCAGGCCCGTGACCTGTTCTAACCAGTCTACTGTGGGACCTATTTCTGGCTGTAGGATCCGGCGTGTAAGCGGCTGCCCTTGATCGTCCTTGAATACGTTGCCGCCTTCGTTAATCTGCATCTGTGCGTCTCACTGATCGTGTAAATTTTCCTGCGTCTTTGGAACGTATAGCATTCAACAATTTGCGTACCAGGTTTTCTGCTTGATCCGGGGGATAGCTCTCTTCGATCTGCTCCACAAGACGCACAGCAGAAGCGATAACATTGTTGGCCCGGCTCTCGATGATGTAGCGACGATCCTTTTCAGCATGCCGTTCCTGGTAAATGGAATCCAATTCTTCTAATATGCTACGGGTTTTTTTCTGCATGTTGCCTGGACCTTTTTATTATTTATTGTGGTGACCGATTCCAACTACCGTAAATATCACACAGGCATATTTAAAGGCATACATTATGGCGACAGAATTACAGCAGATCGAGGAATTGTTAGCAGAATTCCGCAGGTCCTGTCCGGACACACTGGACTACCAAGAAAGATTAGCAGAAGAATTTGGCATAATCATCAACCAGAGATTCACGGATTATTTCCTCAAGATACGCAGGGTCCTAGATCTCAATAAAGACATACCACACATGACACGCGGATCCGCAGGATCCAGCCTGGTGTGCTATCTCATGGGCATAACAGATGTGGATCCCATAGAATGGCGCATACCCCTGGCCCGATTCCTCAATCCCTTCCGAGACGATCTGCCTGATGTGGACATCGATGTGCCACACCACCAACAAGAGTTGGCCATGCAAAGGATCTTTGATGCCTGGCCCGGCAAGACTGCTCGCATCAGCAACTATGTGATGTACAAAGAAAAATCGGCCCGGCGCGAAGCAGCCAAGCGCCTGGGCGCTCGAGGACGCTTGCCCAAGGAAATAGACTATGCCAAACTGGGCGTGGATGTGGAAGAAGCACGCCGCATAGAGAAAAAACTCATGGGCAAGAAACGTTGCCTGAGCAAGCACTGCGGTGGAGTCATAGTGTTTGATCGCAAGTTACCGCAGAGCCTGTTCCGCGATGACAATCTCATCTTGCTGGACAAAAACGAAGTAGAGGATCTCGAGCACCTCAAAGTAGACATCCTGGCCAATCGTGGGCTCAGCCAACTCATGGAGATTGATGCCGCCCGCCGGATACACGAATATCCCAAGGAAGATGATCTCACAGCGGATCTGCTACAGCGCGGGGATGTCTTGGGAGTGACACAGGGAGAATCCCCGGCCATGCGCCGACTGTTCCGAGCCATCAAGCCCACGTCTGTAGAAGACTGTGTGTTTGCCACGGCCTTGGTACGACCCGTGGCCGTGGAAGGTCGTAAAAAGGCTTCGTTCTTCCATGACTGGACCAAAAAAACTGTGCAAGAGTCGGCCATAGTATGCGAAGACGATGCCATAGAAAAGATCATGAAACTGATCTCTGTAAATGCCTACGAAGCCGACATGTATCGCCGGGCCTTTGCCAAGCGCAACGAAGAAAAGGTCATGGAGTTCATGGCTCGGCTGGGTGACCACCCTGATCGACACGCCATCTATCAAGAGATGCAGAGTTTATCAGGTTTTGGCCTGTGCCGCGCACATGCTGTGAACCTTGGCCGCTTGATCTGGGCCCTGGCCTGGCAGAAAGCACACAACCCCAGAGAGTTCTGGCGTGCCGCACTCAAGCATTGCCAAGGAAGTTATGCTCGTTGGGTCTATCGCAACGAAGCCAAGCGAGCAGGCTGGGACCTGCGCGATCTTGGATTTGACAACTGGATCACTGAAGATCCTGTGGAGTCATTTGTGGAGCATGGCTGCTGGAATTCTCCGGGCTTCTTGCCGCGAATGGGAGTAAGGAATCTCTACTTGGATAAGTTTGAGTTTGCTGGTATCGTGGCCAACAGCCGGGTATTCCGCAGAGATCGACAAAAATATATTCACTTCATCACCCTGGGAGTAGGCGAAGGAGAGTATGTGGACCTTATCGTGGATCGGCCCATTAAGTATGATTCAGGCTCTGTGATAGTAGGACAAGGCGAACGTCAAAACAGAGACGGTAGCCAGTTTTTGATGTGTCAAAAATCCAATGTCAAAAGCATAAAAATTGACGAGTATCTAAATCAATGAGACTATTCACATTTGGTTGCAGCCACACCTCTTATCACTATCCTACCTGGGCAGATATCATAGGCAGGAGTTTCACTGAATTTTACAATTGGGGTCGTCCCGGAGCCGGCAATAATTATATTCTCAACGCGATAAATCGATGCCATCTGACTCATAAATTCCGGCCCGATGATACCGTGATCATACTTTGGTCGGGTTTGGCTAGAATTGATTACTATCAGATCAATGAATGGTCTCACTTTGTGAATCAATATTTTGATCTATCTCGCAAAGATATACCGTTGTCATGTCCTGTCGGTTATCAATGGTTGTCATTTGCGTGGATGGCATCTGTACAGTACATGCTAGATTACCTCAAGATCAACTATAAAATGTTGCATTGGCAGGAATTTGATGGCGATACTGAGCCATACAAACTCTATGGTCCAATCTTAGACCGTATCAAATATGCACCCATGACGCCCAATCAAAAACCATATCGTTTACATCCACAGAGTTTAAAATCTGCGCGGCAACTTTACGATAGGATGGCAGGTGCAAGTTGGCCCCCGTTGGATCAAATTCTAGATGGACAGTATCGCAACATGCCTCTTGATGCATTTGTGAAACAAGAACTATATGACTTTTGTGACATGATTAAGCAAGACAGAACGATATCTTCAAATCTTTGGAACACAGTTGATATGCATCCAAGTCCATTGCAACACCTTGCCTGGGTCAATGAACATTTACCAGAATATCCTGTGTCTCCAATCACAATTGATTGGATCACGGACATAGATTCAAAACTATCGGCCGGTAAACACTATGACTTTGACTTCAAACACTTTTGATTTGATTCAATAGGCTTTTAAGTTTTGATGACTGTACTTCTGCCGTGATTTTTCCTGGCTCGTCAGCAACAGTGGCATTGGGTTCGTCGTCTGTCAAGGTACTTTTGGCCTTGATCGACTCATAGATCGATGGCGCACGTTTTTTGAACTCTTGATAACCTTCATCCTGCGCAAGATCTCGGATGCGCAGGCTTTCGATATCAAATTCCAGCTCCACTTTCTGTCCTACACCCGAGGAACTACGAGTCTTCATCAACTGTAATTGATAGCGACCACGCTCACGCATGGCTCTCGATGTAAAGATACCAAATACGTTGTCCGCAGTATTGATCTTAGAAATACCACCTGAGATATGGCTATGGTCAAACTCAATTTCTTCCACTGCCGCACGATTCAACTGGCTTGCTGTGACAAATAAGATGTTGAGTTCTTTGGCCAGGTTGCGCAGTTCTTCCGACACATATTTGTCTTTGACAAACAGGTCATTGGGTGATACCTTGGCACTCACTGGCATGAGTAGATCCAAATAATCCACACACAGGAAATCTGCCTTCAATCCGGTCTGTATCTGCAGTTCTTTGAGATACGCCCGGATGTCGTTCACTGTGCTCTGTGCAGGCATGTATTTGATACGCATCTTGCCCGACTTCTTGCCCATCATCTTGATCTTCATCTCTACGGTGTCAAGGTCTCGGAAGATCTCTTTTTGTGCTGTGTTGGTGAGCATGCCATCGATACGCATGGCACACAGACCTTCGGAAAGTTCCAAAGTGATGTACACTCCAGAAAGTCCGGCCTCTACCCAATTCACTGCCAAGTTCTGCATGAACAGGCTCTTGCCCGAGCCCGATCCACCCGCAAAGATCTGCAGTTCGCCGCGATTGAATCCGCCATACAACAGCTTGTCCAAGGCAGGCCAACCTGTGCTGTTCTGGCCGTTGTTGTTTTTCAAGGCCATCAATCTCGCACGCGGATCATCAAAGTAATCTGTGCCCATGTCCTTGGTCAAGGATATCTGCACTGCATCCTTGATCAGTTTTTCCACAGGATCAAAGTTGCCTTTTTCCAGCAAGTCCGCTGATTTCAAGATCGCACGTTCCAGTTCTTGCCTGCGTGTGAATCCTTCAAACTCTTCCAAGAACCAGTCAAAGTGTCCTTCAGTGAGATCAGGGATGTGTTCCAGACGAGTGGATGTGGTAGCCGACACCTGCGCACGGTCCGGCATGGTCTTGTGCTTGTCGCAGTGTTCTTTTATGAACTCGGCTGCTGGACGCAGGCTGCGATCAAAGTTTTCTGGATTGTAGATGTTCTGCACACGGATGTAACTCTGTGCATCCTGCAACATCATCTCCAGGAACAGTCGTTGGACATCAATTCCGTAGTCTTTTAACAAGTTGCTTCTTCCTTAGTTCTATCTTGATTTTACTGGTTTCTCTGGCTTGGAATATATGTATCAAGGTCACCAATTGGCCAAAGCACTTTACTGCATCATTGACATCTTTGATGTTCGATGGCCACTCAGGCATGCTCACTGCCCAGCCCAGTTCTACGGCACGATCAACCAGTTTCATGCCGGCTTCGTCCTGATCTGGAACCACAGTGACTTCGCGATCCAAGCTGCGTATCAATCTGGCCTGTGCATCGTTGATTTCAGCATGCAACACAGCCAACCCTGCGATGCTGAGTGCGTCAAACACGCCCTCGACAACGATCGCATGTTTCCAATTGGGGCCTTGTAGATCTGTACCAAACACATAGCCTGGTTGCATGTCATGGATATATCGTGGATTATGATCATCAAAGAATCTCTGGGTATGTCCTACTATGCGCCCGTCATAGGTAAATGGTATGATCACACCCTGCCGACGGCTGAACTTGTCATCGGGCTGACCATGTATCATGCCCGTGGGGTAGTTCTCCGGCACACAGCGATCTCTGAGGTATTGCCAATGCACTGGCATGTGCTGATCTATCAGTGCAAAGGTATCGGGCAGTTCTCGGTCTTCAAATTCAATGCCTTGTACCGTATTGGCAGTCCTCTGCCGATCGTCCAGGATACCTTGCACACTGCGATGTCGCAGGCTTTCAAGATTGACACGCTCGATCTCTTCCTTGGGTACATTCAGCCATTGCAAAAATCTGCGGGCCTTGAAAGACAAGTTGCGGCCCTGGATAAAACTGGCCGTGAATCCACAGTTGAAACAGTGGAAACTCCAGCCCTGATCATTGACTTTGATCCCACCACGTTGCCGGCGGTCCGAAGATTCGCCGTTGTGAACACAACAAGGTGCATTGAATGATATCCATCCCGACGCGGTACTCTTGCGTTTGGTTGGAAGATAAGGGAGTATGTCAATCACTCAATCATTGTAACACGATCTATTTCAGGAATCAACCTTGATGCTATCCATTCATGACCCTGGATGTTTGGATGGCCCATGGGTGCCAACAGATGTTGTCGATGCGGTAGATATTTGAACTGGGTTTGCAGACATTGGTCTGGCCATAACACAGTGGATTTATTGATCACGGTCACGGGTTGCAGAGTATTAAATTGTAACAATCCGCGATGATTTTCTCTTTGTCCATGAAAAAACAACACAGCCTGCCTGTAATTTAAATCATGAGATTCTGGGCAATCGGTCAGTGCCATGTGTTTTTTAACCATGTCCTCCCATGCTTGCTGAATGGTGGCCTTGCCACTATGTACCCATGCGCTGTGAACGAAACGGTTCCATGGGGGATCGTTGGCGTAGCACACATGATCTACCTCATAAAAACTGTGGCGGTTGGCATCAGTAAGAGCGACCAAAACCAAACACTGATCCAAAGGCACAGATTCGTGTTCGACCCACCACAGATAGGTCCAGATAGTGCTTTGTAAACTACCTCCGGGCAAACCAAAATTCTCTGTGGGCACGCCATAATGCCGACCCAACTGCCCCAGAAAACATTGAGATTCTCTGTACACAGTGTTCTCTACTAACACAGGATGTGCGTGGGGGTGATCGATCAAAGCAGGGTCCAATAACTCGTCGCCCCACATGAAAGAATCTCCAAATCCTACGATTTTATTAAACTTCATCTATAAGTTATGGCTGCTACGTTGCCGTCGCTGACCTGTAATGCTAATCTCAAATAAGGATGGAATCCTTGCACATTGATAGCACGACGTGCGGTACTGGTGACAAAATCTAAATGAGATACTGTGTTACTGGTTTCAAGATCTTGGAAGTTGATATCATACCACATCACGGTCTGTGCCGTGGCATCCACGCTGCCTTGCACACTGATTTCACCAGTATAGTCCACGGTATCAAACTGGAACGTGGTCAACCTGGTACCATTGGTGGTGATAGTGCTGGTATAGTAAACACTGCTGTCTGGAGCCTGGGAGGGCACAGTCAAGGCCGAACTGGCCACGAAAGCAGGAAACACAGAGTCCACGATGTCAATGTCTCCGCGTGCTCCAGAGTAATCATCAGTGAACACAGCTTGATTAAGCACGCCTGAGGTGATCTCTATGCTCCAGGATGCTGGTTGTGCCTGTAGATTGTCAGTCTCTGCTTGGGTGATCGTGACCTTGGCTCGGCCAGTGGCATTGTTCAGGCTGACCAGTTCTTTGCTGTACAGCAAGTCTTCACCGTCTTGGCTGATGATGCGAAACGTGAAAGTAGCGCCAGTGATATTCACTGGTTTCTGATCCTGATTAAGGAACTGGAATAGGATCACGTTGTCTACTCCAAGATTTAATTTTAAACTTTTTGCGTACACAGGATTCCACCTCCGGTCAAACGTCGCACCCACACCCGATATGTCGATCAATAAAACTTGCTGTATCTGCTAATATAAATAGGCAGTGGTTGAATACATAGGAAATCTCCGCAGATATTTATGGGTGAAAACTTGTTCGTGACACTAAGCCAGAAGTACCCTTTCATCACCTTGTGCATCCATGCGGGCAACGAATATGTGGGCATCATACAAAATCGCGATGCTGATATCACCAGTCTATATGATTTTGGTGACATCCATGATCCTGTGCTAAAACGCCGTTTCTTGGACCTTGGCAGCACCTGGTGGTGGGAAAGCAATCACAGCATTCCTATCAACATATTCCTGCGTAATGAATGGGACGTTTTCCGCGATTATATACGCACATTCAGCAACAAAGATCTCGAAATCATACATGGCCCTGTGTGCAGTCTCAGCGAGATCAGCCGGCGCAAAAGTAAACGGAAATCAATCACTTTGGTTCGCAGGGTAGATTAGATTCATGTGCAAGGCCACCAGTCGGGCATAGCTCACTGCATGGCTTTTCTTGAATGTATATCCTCGGCTGTCGTCACCGTCCCATACTGACTCAAAAACACGATCCCATGAGTGCCCTTGCAGGTGTGCCTTGCCAGGACGTATTATCGATATAAAAGCAGCCATGCGAGGTATGCTGTCTGGGCGCATGGCCGACAGCAGATCAGTATAGTTGCCCACGTGTATCAAGGACTTGGCCCAATCAGAATCTTGCCACAGTTTGGCCCAATCTGGCTCCTGGGCCAGCATGCGGTCATAGTGCGCTTGATCTTGGATCAATTGATACACCCCAAGATTCAACAGATCGATCTTGAAATATCCGCGTTGCTCTGCGGTTTCATAGTCTATGGCTGCACAATCCAGCACAGGATCTCTGGGTATGTTTTGTATGTACACTCCGGAATTGTGTCGGCGATCGCCTTGCCTGGCTGGCACATGCTGTATCAATGACAGCACACGGCTTCGGTCTGGCAAGTCTATGTCGATATCTGCGCTCATCACCATCCTGCCTTGGTCAATATTTCTCTGGCATACTCGGCGTCGGCCCTGTAGTCGCGGAACTTCCGCTGCCAAAAATCACTGTCTATCATGGGCCAGATCATGGCGATCTGCTCTTGAGATAGATTCTCCAGCAGAGTCATGCCAGATCCACAGTTGTACAACACCCATGGCGATATCTTACCCGTGGTGATGGCGTAGCACACCCGATTGGTGTTACCATAGCGCAGATAATCTCGATCTGGATTGCCAGTTTCTTCAGCCCAGGTCATGGCTTCTTCTATGGCACGAGCCAGGGCGTCAGCAGTAGATTCAGATCTAACATAGTCAGTGATGTATTCTCCATAGATAGAGTCTCTGCACCAGTGATCAATTTTTTTGTTGTGCTTGAGCAGCCAGTCAATGAACCGGGCGACATTTATGGCCTTGATGTCTACACAGTATCGTCCAAATTTTACGAATGCACGATAATAGG